CGTGCCCCAAGCGCAGAACTCTTGCCGCCAAACCTGAGACAGGATCGCGCGGCCCAGAACACCCCTCCAGCCGTCCAGATAGCCGACCGCCGCCGCTTCGATCTGCGCGATCAGCGCGTCCTCATCGGCATGATCGACGCGCAGGTGCAGCTTCAGATCAGCGAGAGAAACAACCGGGGAGGCCGGAGGGGTGATCAGGATCATTCTTCGGTCTCAGCCGCTTCCTTGGCCGCTTTGGCAGCTGCCGCGGCCACGGCCTTGATGTGCTTGTCCAGCGCGGCCTTGCCTTCCTTCTCGTCGACGGCGCCAAGCTCCAGCGCGACCTCCAGAAGTTCAGGCGGGCATTCTTCACCGGCGGGAATCGTGGTGGGATGGACCTCGCCAGCCTTCACCCCGAACAGATCGGACTTCAGTTTCGCCATTTCGGCCTCCGTTGTGTGAAGGGCGGCGAGTTTACCCGCCGCCCTGTGTCATTCGACGCCGACCCGATCAGGTCGTGGCGATGCGCAGCAGCTTGATCGCCTGCGAGTTGCGGATGCGGCCACCGACGCGGCGACGGACGTACCACTGCACGAAGCCCGGCAGCGTGATGTCGTCGCGGGTGATGCGCAGGCCCACGCGGTCCGCGATCAGGTAGCCTTCGCGGAAGTCGCCGAAGGCCAGCGGGAAGGCGTTGGCAGCCACGGCGGGCATGTCCTCGGCCTCGGTGATCGCGTAGCCCATGAAGGACTCGGGCTGCGACTGCGACAGCGAGGGCTGCCACAGGTACTGCCCGGTGGTGTCCTTGTACTTCCGCATCGCAGCGAGCACCGAGCGGTTGGTCACCCACCGTGCATTGGCGCGGTAGCGGGCACGCAGCGAATAGACCATGTCGAGGAACACGTCTGCCGAAGCGGGCATTGCCGCAGCCTGCCCCGAGGGCACATACTGCAGCACGCCGAAGGCGCGGCCAGCGTCGCCAGTGACAACGGGTGTCCCGGTCAGGAAGCCGGTGGGCCGGTTCGTGCCGTTGCCCGAGATGAACGCGGCGCCTTCACCAGCCGCCAGCGCTTCGGCGACCGAGGTCTGGAGCCAGCCCTCGACATCGAAGAACAGGTCATCGAGCGACTCTTCCGACGCGCGGGGACGGGCCGAGGCCGTGCCAAAGGTCGGCGCAACTTCGGCAAGGTCCGGCGTGTTGGTCTGGCTGCGAGCACCCGCTTCACCGACCCACTCGAACGCGGCGCCGTTCACGTCGAACAGTTCCTTATAGTCCGGCGAACCAACCTGACGGACCGTCGAGATCTGACGGATCGGCGACAGGTCAATGGTCAGCCGCGCCACGGTCGACTCGATCTGCTCCGGCAGAGCGAAGCCGCCCGCCGAACCCGTCGAGGTGACGGTCTGCACGGCCTTCGCTTCCACCGCCTTCTGGGCCGTCTTCAGGTCCATCTGGATCTGCGGGTCGGACGGATTCCGCAGCCAATTCACGAAGGCTTCCTTGTACGCGACCTGCTCGGGAATGACCGGCTTGGACTGATCGCCGCCGAGGTTCGAGCGCGCAGCCTTCTTCGCCACCGCTTCGAGGTCCTTCTTCAGCTCGGTGAGCGCGTCCATCTCGGCGTCGAGCTTGTCGAGCTTCGCCTTGGTCACCGGATCAACCGTGCCGGCCTTCTTGACCTCTTCGAGCGCGCGGTCGTTGGCCGACTTGTACTCCTCGAAGCCCTTGCCGATCTTCTCGATCGTGCGACCGATCTCGGCGAGGTCGGGGCCTTCCTTGACTTCCAGCGCGACGCCAGCGGCCAGACGCGCGGAGAACGCCGCGAAGTGCGCGGCCATGAGATGCTTGGACATGATGTCCTCCAATCAGGGGAAAAGTTTCAGCAGCCGGTCGGCTGCGGCTTTCACTTCGGCGGCGGCATGTGCGGCCTCGCGCCGCTCCTCCCCCAACCGCATGACGCCCGACACGAATGCCGTGGCATCGGCTTTCGAGAAGCCTGCCTCTCGCAGGAGTCTCTCGGCATCCTTCGGCGCATCGATCCGCCCCACGGTGGATTTCACCGTGTCGATCGTGGCCTTGCCATTGGCCGGGAAGGTCACAAGCGACACTTCCCAGAGATCAACGGCGGTAAGCGTGCGGACTTCGGCGTCCGCGTCATAGGACCATTCCTTGCTGACGAAGCCGATGGACAGGCCCTTTAGCGCGCCTTTCTTCAGCAGGGCATAGGCTGCCTTGCCCTTTTCGGTTTCCATGACGATCTGGCCTTTGACGCGAAGGCCCTTTTCGTCTTCGACCATCTCGGTCCAGACGCCAATCGGTTCGGACTGGTCATGCTGCCACAGCATGGCGGGCATGGAACCTGCAGCCTTGTGCTCGGCCAGCGAGGCAGCGAATGCACCGGGTGCGACGATGTCGTGCCAAGTGTCCTTGACGCCGAACACCGAGCCATAGCCCTCGATCTCGCCATTCTCGCCAGCGGAACGCACTTCGAATGCAAAGGCCCGCGTCTCGTGGCGCGGGCCCTTCTTGGTTTCCAGCGTCACGGCCTTGCCCTTCGGCGGCCGCGCGGGCTTCTTCTCAACCTTGAGTGCCTGCATCTTGGCCTCCTTCGTTGGCAGCACCCGCGGTGCCGCTCATGTTCATCGGGGTCAGCGGGTCATCGAGGCCGGGCAGCGGATCGCGGCCCTCCTCGTCGCGCAGTTCGTTGCGCGTGTAGATCCCCATCTCCGCCATGGTGCGCGCCCAGACCGCGCGATCTTTCATCGAGCCAGCGCGCAGATACCGCGTGTCGAAATCGACGAAGAGCGGACCGGAGCCGTCAAGAACGAACTCATCGAGGCGCTGCTTCCACATCTCATGCCATGGCGTGAGAGTGTGGATCAGGTGCGCCGCGAAGAAGGCCTCGGCGCTGGCATAGGTGCTGGCCTTGTCGGCATGACCGATGATAGCCGGGAACACGTCGAAGGCGCGGCAGATCTCTTCGACCTGCATCCGGCGCGTCTCCATGTGCTGCCCGTCGACGCCCGACATAGCGAGCTGGGCATACTTAAACCCGTTATCGAGGATCGCCGTCCCGTTCCGGTTTGTCGTCGTGAACTGCCGCCATGCCTCACGCAGGCGTTCGATCGCTTCCGGCGAGACCTTCTGCTCTGTGGTCAGAATCCCCGCGGGGCGGCCGCCGTTGGCATGCAGCGAGGCTTGGTTTGCCTCGGCGGCGATGGAGAGGCCGATGGCCGACCGCGCCATCTTGACCGCGTCCAGACCTTTCACATCGTCCCACTGCCAGTTCGGCAGGTGGAACACGTCATCCTGCGTGAATGCCCCGATGAACCCGTACTCATCCCAGATGCGATAGGTCCACTGGAACCTGCCGACCTTGTCGATCGTGTAGTAACCCGGACGCACCGGGATCAGTTCAGCGACGCGGCGCCCGATCATGAGCTTGATCGCGAGGCCGTTGCCTGTCAGCGCGGCGTGCATCGTCATGGTCCGGCGGAACTCAAGGCTGGTCTGCCAGTCGTTCGGGCGGCGGTTCAGAAGGCGGTACTCAGGCGAGGTGCGGGCAATCGTGGTGGTGCCGTCCGAGTTTTGCCGGAACACATGCAGTGCAGGCGTTGCGCAGCCGTTGGCGATGGCCCGCACACAAGCCATGACGGTAGCCACCTGCATTGCGGTCTGGGTCGAGACGCCGGGCAACCCGATGTCGGACGCGAGATTGCGATCGAGGCGGGCCATGACCTCCTCGAACGGGCGAGGCTGGACCGCAGCCGATCGCTTCTCAAGCCCAAGCCACGATAGGACACCCATCACACGATCACCAGCGACCCGGTTTCGAGGTAGGAACCGTCCTGCGCAGCGCTCGGATTCCGGCTCATCAGCATGAAGGCGTTGAACGCGGCGACCAGCGGGTCGATCTTCGCCTTGCCTGCGGTCTCTTTCGTGATCAGCACGGCATTGCCCCTCTGTTCCGCGCGGGCATTGCCCACGACCCATGAAAGCAGGCGCGTACCGCCGTGGCGGAACGTCCCATCCATCAGCTTGCGCTCCATGCCCCAGATCGCGGAGCTGAGCTTGTATCCCTGCGAGACGGCGACCATCTGCGCCTGCGACAGTCCCGCACCCGACAACTCGTCGACCAGCGCAGCCACGCCAGCCGGGTCGAGGCCGATCGCGGCCTGCTCCGGCAGGAGGCCCCGGTCATTCAGCAGCTCGGCGATCTCGGCCACTTCACGCAGATCCTGCGTCGGGTCGGTGCAGATCGTCAGTTGCCCGAGCTTTTCGAACTCCTCCAACAGCGGCACGATCTCCTTGCGCCGCGTCAGCACCGTGGCGTGCGCCCATGCCTTGACCCACAGGAGCCAGTCCTTCGTCTCGCGGCAGCGACCGATCACGGCCGCGCCCATCAGGTCATCCGCGCCGCCGCCATCGATCCCCATCACGGCGACTTCGCAGCGCGCCAGCAGGACATCGAGGTCGGCCAGCTCCGGCTCGGCATTGGCCTGCCAGAAATCCGCCCCGACCCACCGGTTCGAGTGAAGCGCGAGGCCCACTTCGACGTTCAGGTGCTGCGTGGCCCAAGCGATCAGTTCCGCCTGACCGTCCTGTCTGGCGCGGGCGAAGCCATCCTGCAGCGCATCGAGCGTGATCGATCTGCCGAGGTTCGGCGTGACCATGTGCCAGATGGAAGGGTCCATCCAGCGCTTGTCGTCGCTGGTCTGGATCTTCTCCGGGAACTCGTACAGCACCGGCAACAGCCGGACCCTGTCCTTCTGCACGCCGTCCCGCACCGCGCGGGCGTATTGCAGCTCGTCGCGGAACGCCCCGGCAGGCGGGTGATCCGACTGGGTCGTGATCATTACGAGGCACGATTCCGGGAACGGCAACATGCCGCCACGGATCTGCCGGATCACGTCCTTGGCGTAGTGGATCGACCCGAGCAGGTGGACTTCGTCGATCAGGGCGAAGATCGGCTTCGCCCCGGTCAGCACGTCCATGCCGAAGGTCCGAACCATCAGGCGCGCATTCGTGGTGCGGTCCCGGATCGTCTTCTTGTGATCCTGTACATGGAACCGCTTCTGCAGGTACTCGTCCGCGTCGATCATGCCCTTGGCCTGCTCGAACGCCACTTCGCTGACCTTCTGGGTGGGCCCGATGATCAGCATGTCCGCGTTGCGCCGCTTGTTCAGCAGCATGAAGGTCAGCGCGATCGCGGCCGAGCTGGTGGTCTTGGCGTTCTTCTTCGGGACGAGGATGAAGACCTCGCCCACTTGGCGAACCTCTGGCCCCTCCGCCGAGGTCTGCATCGAGCCGAAGATGGCGCGGACGATGTCCCGCATCCAATCCCCGGCGGCGTGTGCCAGCGGCGGTTGCCCGATGACATCGGGAAGGCGCAGCATGTTGAAGATCGCCACGGCCTGATCGGCCGCAACATCGTCCAGCGGCAGATCCGCGATCGGCGTCTCGCCCCGCATGAGCTTCTCAGCCCAATCAGGGCACGCGAAGTCGAAGGCCATCAGTTCGGCAGCACATCACCCCACCCCAGCGTGGGGGTGCGGGCTTCGGTGTTCAGAAGGTCCTTCTTCCCCAGCGGCGGAGCCTTGGGCTGCTTCGGGGCCGACGATCTCGGCGCGGACCGCGCGGCGCAGATCTTCTGGACCTCCTTCGCCGCCGACACGTTTCCGTCGAGCATCTTCTTGACCAGAACCTGCATCGCCAGACCTTCGAGGAGCATCGCCCCGTGATCCAGGAATGGGGAGAAATACTTGCGCAGCGTCTTCACATCCATGTGGAGATACTGCGCGATCTCTTCCTGCGTCTTGCCCACGGCGCGCATGGACATGACAACCATTTGAATTTCCTTGCGAATTGTCGCGTTGGCTACCGCTGACTTGCGCCCGCGCGGGTCGCGGATCGGCTGGACGGGATCGCCGAGCAGGTCAACCGCCTCGACCTCCCCTGAATCTCGTTTGCCCAAGGAAAAAAACCTCCAGATGAGAGGCGCGCGGGTCTAGGCGACCGGGCACCCCTAGACATTAGACCCCCCCTCCCCTCACCGGCTGCCCTGCCTGCCCGCCTTCTCTTCGGCCTGCTTCGCGCTGTCATGGCACGGCTTGCAGAGGCACTGCAGGTTGCCCGCGTCCCAGAACTTCGCGTCGTCACCGCGATGCGGCTGCACGTGGTCCGCGACGAGCAAGGCCGTGTTGGCCTCGACCCTGCCGCAGCGCTTGCATGTGAACAGGTCACGTTCGAGGACGGACCACCGAAGCCGCTGCCATGCTGCCGTCTTGTACCAACGCCGCCAGTGCTGGACCTTGTCCCGCGTCCTGCGCCCATCGGGCTGAACATCATCGGCATAGCCAAGGCGAGGCGGCAGCGAGGAGATGCCGCTCTTCAAAGCAGAGAGCCTGCCCATGCCACCGATCCATAAGGGGGAAACGACAAGCGCCCGCTCGGGTGGTTCCCTGCGGGCGCAACTGTAGATGATGCCGAGGAAGATGCCAGCGACGGACCTAAGCGTCAATCCCCTATTTTGTGGTCAGGCGTCACGGTACCCGCACATCCTGTCCAGAGCAGCGCACAGCTCACCACGCAGGATCTTCCTAGTGTCGCCCTTGGCCTGCCATCCATGGGCCGTCAGCACATCGGTGAAGGTCTTGCCCTGCACCAGCACCATGTCCACCAGCACACGCACAGGGATGGCGCGGCGGGCGTTGTCGCGGTCGAGGGGGCGGCGCACCTGCATCGTCACACCTGCCCCGATCCGACGGCGCAGCTCATCGAGCCAGCGCGCCTCTTGAATGTAGGTATCGATGGCGGACCCCTGCCCGTCCGAGCCAGACCGGCCCGCCTCGAAGCGTGACACCTTGCAGAGGCCGGTCTCATAGCGCTCGACCAGTGTCCGGTAATCCTCGCTCACCGCGATCTGCGACGGCGAGAACGGCGCGGCGAAGTCCTCATCGTCCCGACCCTTGGCCTCATGGCGCATCCGGGCCTGCTCGACCATCACTTCGAGCGGGCCAGCAGCGCGCCAATGCGCCCCGTCCCGCTTGCGTGTCCCGCCCGGCATGACGACGAGGTTCGGCTGCAGGACCATCGTTCCGCGCGCCGGGGCCACGGGCGCAGCCACCATCTCGGCAGGCGGTGCGGCCTTGGCCATCATCTCGGAGCAGCGCTTGCGCTCCTCGGACAGGCGGTCCTGCCACCCAAGGTCAAATCCATTTACCCCCTTCTCCAGCCCCAGACCCATATTTTGTGCCATTCTGGCCTGTTTCGACATAATCTTGGTTCTCGCTGGATGATTAAGGGAGGTTGAGGAGTTTGAAGAGAAGTGAAAGGGAGGTTGTCAGGGATGACGGGAGGATATGAAGATTGTGGGATTTCAGGAGGTTAAGTCAGGAATGGGGAGGTTAGGGATTTGGGGGAGTTTGTTTCTTCGCCTTACGTGAGAAGGCATGAGCCTCGCCCTGATGTTCGATAGCCCCCAGACCCCGAGAGGAACGCGCGCGCATGCATAGCGCGCAAACAAGCTCCCCAAAGTCCCCAACCTCCCCAAACGCTGGATAACCCATTGCAAAGGCGAGACTTCCCCCGAACCCCGAAAGGCCGCGCAACCTCCCCGAAATGGGCGGACCAACCTCCCCATCCTCCCCGATGCGAACGATGAATGGGTGCGGGAAATCGCCATCAGAAGTCCCCGTTGTAGTCGATGCCGCCACTGCCCTCGGCCTCGACATTGCCAACCGTGAGGGCGCGGCCCCGCTGATCCTTGGGCGCGTTTTCCCAGTCCTTCTTGAAGAAGGCAGTGAACCGAATTCCGTCGTATGACATACGACCGCCGCTCTTCACCTGCGTGAACTTCTGCCCAGTGCGCCTCGATCGCCACCGTCGAGCGTGATCGGCCATCGCCTTCGCGATCGTCCGATCCCGGTACTGCCCCTCGCCCCGAGCGGTGAGCCAGTAGTTGAAAGCGTTCACCAGTTCGGCCGCGCCGATCCTGTCAGTGTCCGCGCCTGTGACCTCGCAGGCCTCATCGAGGAACGCGCCATAAGGATCGCTTTCTTCGCGAAGAGCGCTGGTGGCGTTCTTCACGTCGGCAGGCTCCATAAGCCCGCCTTCCAAGTAGGCCAGCGCACCCTCGATCAGCCAGTTCAGCACGCCCGATGCCTCAGCGAAGAGTTCAGCATCGACCTCCTGTTTCGGCCTTCTCTGCGCCTCTGGGATCTGCACCGGGAACTCAACGATCTTCACCCGCCGCCAGATTCCGTCGTCAGTGCCCTTGAAGATCGGCTTATGGTTCCCGCTGACGAAGGTCTTGTGGTAGGTCGTCACCTCCAAGAAATCGCCGTAGAGTCCGCGCAACAGCATGGGCTCGCCGCCGGTCATCTCCTTGATGAACGCTTCCTGCCACTGCACGCCCTCCGCAGGTTCGGAGGTGGTGGCGATCCGCGCGCCGATCAGCTGCATGAGGTCCGGAGTAGCGTCACTGCCTGATCGTTTGTTCGTGCCCGTCAAGCTTTCGATCTTCGCCTTGGCGGCATAGTCCTCCATCATCCGGTGGATCAGGTCGACCAAGACCGATTTCCCGTTGGCGCCATCGCCGTAGAAGAAGAAGATCACCTGCTCTATGACGGCCAGCATCGAAAGCCCGAACGCCCGCTGCAGATACCCCTGCATTTCCGGCTTGGGCTGAATCAGGTTCATGAAGGTCTGGAAGGTCGGACAGCGCGCGTCTGGGTCATAGGCCACGTTCATGCGCTTCGTGATCATGTCGGCTGGGTCATGTGGCCGAAACTCGAGCTCTGCCCTCCTGACCTTGCCGTGTTGGGTGACCTTGAAGTGCAGCGTCCCGTTCAGAAGGTTCACCTTCAACGGATCGGCGTCCAGCTCTTCGACGGTGGCCGACAGCATGACCCCGGACTCGTTGAGCATGTTGTTCATCGTCGCGGTGTTGCCAGCCTGTTTCGCATGACGAAGCCGCTGCGCGACCTTGTCTTGGGCCAGAGCCAAGATGCCCTCGATTGCCGTCCTTTCCGCCCGAAGCTCGGAGATCTCCGCGCTGGCCGATGCGGGCCTTTCCTTAGCCGGAACTGCCTCCAACTCATCGAGGCGCAGGCGGATTTCCCGCTGCCGACGCTTGAGGTCAGTCTCATCCCGCGGGCGAAGAAACACCGTTTCCCGCGCGATCCAGTCGGACATGCAATGCACAAGCCGCCGTGTTGCAACACCGCCCGGCGCGTCCTTCTTGACCGGGGGGTCAGCCTTCCACCTGGTCGAGTCCCAAATGTGCCAACCGATGTTGGGAACGAAGCGGGCCACCGATCCGTAGTGCAACGCGAACCTCTGCCCATTGCCCACATCATGCATCGGCAGTTCCGAGGCGCGCTCCACCTTCGACCAGTCGATCCCATCGCCGTCCGAAGGGTCCTTCGGCGGCGGGAACTCACCGCCACCGTTGGAACCGCCGCCATCCGGGCCGGGATCGTCCTGATCAGGGGCCGGGGGATTGCCGTTCGAGGATGACATGCCAGACCGCGCCGCCTCTTCAGCAAGCTCGGGCGGAACATCCACATCCTCCGGCGCGCTCAGAACCTTGCGAACCCCGTCGATTCCGTCAGCCATCGGTCTTGCCCATCAGTACATCGTTGAGATCGAGGCCCTGCGGCGCGGCGGCGATCTGGCCCTTGAGGCCGGGTCGCTTGAGCATGGCGCGGCGAAGGCCCGCGAGAAGCTTGGCCCGTGTCAGGCGCGGTTCACTGTCCCCGTCCATGACGTAGACTAGCCGCGTGACGCAGGGCGGAGGGAGGAACGCCTCGTCATCCTCCAGATCGGGAAGGCCCGCGAACTTGACGCCCTCGCCCCGCGTCTTGCGACGGCCGGCCATGTTGCCGAGATCAACCCCGGCCCAGAACATCGCATCGGCATCGACGCCGGACACCATGGCCGACAGGGTGGTTTCGATGCCCTCGCCCATGACCATGACCCCGGCCTGATAGGTCGGGCGGGACAGGCGGATTGCGCCGCCCTTCTTCGATCCAATGACCTTCTTCGAGGGCTGCGCCTCTCCGGTCTTCGGATCGACGATCTTCGCCTTGCCGTTGGGCTGGCCCAGATCGAGCCACGTCCGATGCACCGCCGTCAGCATGCCGTCCGGGCCTTGCACCGCTGCCAGCATGGCCGGACCGCGGTGGATCACCTGCCAGCCCGCTTCGGCCTTCTGGGTGTAGGGCAAGTCCGGGGCAAAGCGCAGGCACTTCGGCAACTCGGGCAGGAGGTCCTGCGCGATGCCGCGGCGCGTAAGATACTCGCGCACCGCCGTGCCCTCGGCAGGCTTGCCCTCTGCCCAGATCTCGCGCGCCATGCGGATCGCTTCCTGACGCTCCCGCGCTGCCCGCGCCTCATTGACCAGACGGTTCTGTTCCGCTTGCCGCTCGCGGCTCCGCCGCTCTTCCGGCGAAATCTCCTGCGACGGCCCAACCAGCCATTCCAGCGCGGCCTTGAACTCCATGCCCATGGTGAGCATGACAAGATCGATGGTCCCGCCCTTGGCATCGCAGCGGCGGCAGAGAAACACCCCCTTGCGCAGGTTCACCCCAAACCGGTCACGGCCACCGCAGCCTGGGCATGGCCCAACCAGCTCGTGACCCGCGCGGACAAGGCCTTGGATGCCGAGCAGGTTCACCACCTGCTCGATCGGCATCGCCTTGGCCTCGGCCAGTCGGTGATCGTCGAAGGCCATCAGCGCGCCCCCACCGGATCGCGCACCACGACATCGGCGCGCAGCACGGCAGGAAGCGCCCTGCCCGCTGCGGCACGGGCCGAGGCGAACTCCACCACGGTCTTGGCATCGATTAGCTGCTGCGCGGCGAGGACCAGATCGAGGACGGGAACCTGCTGGCGGCAATGCGGCAAGCCATCCTTCAGGATCGCCAGAAGGGTCCTCCGGTCTTGGTCGAACTGCCACTCCACGCAGAGGATGGTGCAGATCGAGGCGACGGAGCGCTCATGTGGGTTGAGGGTGAAGCGGCTCATCCCTGCCCCCGCTCGATCTTGCCGCGCAGATGCCAGCGCTGGATGGTTTCGGCCCACGGCCCCTTGACCGCCGCCATGTTGCAGCCCTGCGCCGTGCGCTTCTTGTGCCACAAGCGGGACACCAGCGCATTGTTCTCCGACCGCCGCTCCTCGCGCGACTTGGGCTTGGACTTGATCAGGTGGAGACCCTTCCAGTCGTCGCTCATGCCAGCTCCTCCACGGGGAAGCGCGGCGGCAGGCCATTTTCAGGATCTGCGGCGAGATCGATCAAGCGGCGAAGAGCGGACGGGCGACGGAGACGGTAACGCAGGACCCGGCCAATGATGCCGTCACCATCGCGTTTCAACCAGTTCCGCCAATCCCAAGATTCCCCAACATGGGAGGCTGCACCCTCCAAGGGTCCAAAAATGTTGCCCGGCGTGCCTTCTGCAAACACGGCAACCCACGCTCCCTCGGGAACCGGACACCCTTTCCCATCATGCTCGATCCACGGCCCCCACTCCTCAGCCATGCTCTGCCTCCGCGTAGAAGAAGATCGGCGAATTGGTCTCGCGCAGGCACCACATGACCTCCTCATGAACGCCCTTGCTGGCCTGCCAGCCATCGATGTTCGGAACCACCACAGCGCTGCACACGTTCAGGAGCGGGCGGCACCAGCCGCGCCAGAAGTCCTCGTCGAGCGGATCGAGCGCGGCCTCCTTGCGATGCCGCTCGAAGGCCTCGGCATGCACCATCTCTGCGGACTGGACGATGGGGCTGATGCCGCTCACCCGGACGCGGGCCAGACGGCCAAGCTCGCGCGCGGCCTGCGCCGAGGCGTGCAGCGATGCCTGATAGGACCAGCCGCCGCCCTCCGTCCTCACTCGCTTGGAATAGGGCGTGGCGAGGTACACCGGCTTGCCCCCGAGCGCGTACCTCGCCACTGTGGTCGGGCCGGACCCAAACCAAACCCGGCCTTCCCATCTGTCTCGCACCTCCGGCGCGAATATCACTCCCCAATCAGGCCCGGCCATCATGCTGCCCCCTTATTCGGAGAAAGCCTGATCAGGCGGTATCCGCCGACACGCCCGCCCATGCGCGAGCGGACATCGAAGCCAAAGGCCGCCAACCTTTCCCGGTTGTGCGCCAAAGTTACCGAGATCGATGTCTGGGCATTAAGCGGCCCGCCGTCGGGACAGTCGGCATAGACCACCGACGCAAGATCGCGACCCGAAAGACCCGGGCGGCGCGCGATCTCGATCACGGCACGGCGCGCCACCGGCGAAAGCGTCTCCAGCATGCGGTCGAAGTCAGTAGGCGCTGGGGTCGGAGCGCCGCAGCACGGGCAGTTGGACCGGGGGAGGTCAAGGCCCCCGGCCCGTGCAAGCGGAAAGGGCACAGTGGCCCGGCTCATCAAACCATGGGGACTCCCCGCCAGATCGCGCGGAATCCGCCGCGCCGGATCGGATGCCACCTCGGCCCCGAATGCTGATCCCACCGCTTGCCGGTTCATTCTGTGTGCTGCCCTTGGGCTTGTGTCAGGAAAAGGACCGGGGCGCGCTGGCCCCGGCTGCGTCTGCAAACTGGTGGCGGGCGATCCGGGAGGAGGTGGACCGCCCGCCTGTCCCGGCGGAGGAACTTGGGGGTTGCTGCCGGGAATGCGAAGAAAAGGCCCCAAGGCGGAGAGTGACGATCGACGCCTTGGGGAAGTGGCCCGTGCCGGTACTCAGGCTTTCAGCAGGGGCTGCGAACTGGTCAAATCCATTTGCGCGGGGCATCACAGCACCCCGACGAGAGCCGCCCCCAGTGCGGCGGAGAGAAGGAACAGGTCCCGCAGCTGCGGGCGCGGCAGGCCGTGCAACATCACGCAGCCCTCCGGACCTGTTCGGGGCAGAACACCGCGTCATATTCCTCGCGGAAGTTGCGGGTCGCATGGGCGACGGCATGGCCCATCGGACCCACCAAACCCTCGTGCCAGTTGCAGGCAGTCTGGAGCGTGACGCCGAAGGCGATGGCAGTTGCATCGCGGGCGCCGGGGCCGCGCCCGAAGACCTCCCGAACAAACCGCTGCCACAGGATCGGGCACTCGGCCTTCATGATCTCGGCCTCAGACTTGACGCGGCGGCGACCCTTCGAGGCCACCACGCGCAATTGGTTTGAGTAACTCGTTTGGCCGGATGCCTGCGAGGGCTGGGCGGAATGGATCAGGTGGAGACGGGGCAATGTCATCACGAGGCCTTTGCTTTTTCTTCTGCAGGCGGGTTCTCAGCAATCCACTGACGAATCCGATTGACCGTTCGCGTGGTGCAATCGCCCCCCTCTTCAAGGTGGCGATAAAGCCTGCTGTTCTGCACGGCTCGGCTCGTGAGTGTGGCGGGAGCAATGCCGAGCTTGTCGGCATGTTCCTTGATCTCGGATGTGATGCTGTGTGTCTGCATGGCCCTATAGGGGATATTTTTCCCCCAACTGTCAAGGGACATTTGTCTCCTATGCGCG